AATCTCATGAGAAGCAGATATTGCGTATGAAGCAGTAGCTACAGATATAGTTCCGTTAGCTAATGATGCAGTATATGAATTAAAAGTAGTTTCGTCTAATTTTCCAGTACCGACTACTTGTCCGTTTACGCTAATAGACCCAGATACTAGCAAAGATCCGGTAAGATTACCGTAGCTTCCTAGTTGATCGCTAATCTGTTTCCATTTAATTAATGCCATTAACTAACTAATTTACCGGTTATCATAAATTCATCATCTGAATCTAGCTCAAAGTTAAGATTATTGTTAAAAGTTATAACCACATTAGTTCCGTCATCAGCTATCGAGTCTATAGCATCTATTTCAGCTGCAACTCCATTAACATACACAGTAAAATCGTCTTTTTCTACTGCAGGAAACCCTGCTGGTACAGTGGCAAACGAAATATTTGCAAAAGTTACTACTGGATCAGATACTGTTACAGTAGTATTATTACTTGTAAATGCATTATTTAATGCTGTATATGCTTTTTGTTCTGCTGTCATAGCTTCTTGTACTGTTTGTATAATTCTACTAGCCGCTCTATCATAAAATCTTACTGTTCTAGAATTAATTCTTGTTGATGAATATCTTGCCATTTATAAATATTATAAGTCATTAATATCTTTTACTACTTCTGTGCCAAATAACACAGCTGATTTATTAAAGTACTTCATAGAGCCTTGTGGTAGAGTATTTATACCGTCAGGTACTATGTGTCCTAATAAGTTTATATTAAAATTAGTCTTTACTGTTCTATCTTGCCCCTGTACTAGTTCCGTTGTAGTAGTATAATTATCAATCATAGCTCTAAATTGAAACTTATCAGGGTCGCCCCAATAAGCATCAGATGCAAAATTAATATTCTCAACTAATTTGTTCATTTGCTCGATGTATTGAGTGAATATTACACAAGAATATACTATGTTTACATAATCTGGTATAACTATAGCTTGATATTCTTTTTGTATTGATCTATTATTTAAAGCAGAAAACCTATCATACTGGTTTTTCTTACTCCATTTCTTTTCAAACACACCAAATTGAGTAGGTAAGTTAGCATCCATCTTATTTCCTAAAGATCTATTCTTTTCTACACTATCTCTTTTTAACATTATTAACGGTAATTGTATTTTACCGTTTCTATCTCTATAAAATCCATCTTTCTGTACAGCATGCCAGCGTTCTGGTGACCCATATAATACTGGAACGGTCTTTTTAACGCCGTTTTGCATAACAGATGGTTTAATTACATTATTAAAATAGTAAAATATAGCTTCATCTATATCTCTAAGTCCTAAACTAAATCTTTTTACGTTATCATCCTTTACAGATCTCTGTAATTCTCTCTTTTTAAGGTCTTGTATAGGTTGTTTTTCAGCTTCATAGCTTTCTACCTTGTAAGAGTCTATAGAATTCTGCGATTTCTGTGCAGTAGATTTAGGTAATACTTTATTCGTAGCCATATTCTATTAATATTCTTCGTTTTGAGCAAAAGTTATACCAGTTTGCTCTCTTCTTGTTTGATGACAGTCTAGAATCAATGAAACTGATGTTCCAAATCTACTCCCATAGTCGGTTAAGTTGTAACTCTTGTCTCTGCCAAGGAATAATTGGTTCTCTCTCACTGTATCTACTATATAGTAGTCTTCTTGCCAATTTATTATGTCTCCTACTTCAGGAACGACTGATACATCTTCTAAATCTCTTCTTAAAAGAGCAAAAGATGCTTCTCTTGTTAGATCTGGTCCGAAATCATCGGTAGTTACTACTTGATCCCCTCTAGTTATCAAACAATTTAATTTTAAAGGTTCTAAAAACGCTTTTTGTAAGCCTTCTCCGTAAATATTTACTTCTGTATCTTTAATACTAAACTTATAGTAAAGAATCTCTTGTTCTACTATGTCTTTTAACAGTTCTCTGTTAATTCCTACTAATAAGTTAAAGTCTCTATTACTTCCGAATAACATTACTTCTTTTCTATTGTTTTTTCACCTATATTTACTACTCTTATCTCTTTATATTTAGTTAAAGCGTTCTGTTTTAATGCTTGAAACGCTTCTAAACCTGATTTTTGAGTAATAAGTTTAACTTTTAATGTTTCTCTGTTATCTCCTTCATCTGCCGCCATAGTTACTGTAGTTACTCCAGGTAGAGCTCTTATAAGCTCAGCTATTTTACTAGATCCTTCTTGATCATCATAGATTACCTGTACCATACCTGTATAAGTATGGAATTCTACCTCACTAAGTAACTGCATTAACTTCATTATCCTACGTATATCGTCATTGGCACTCCAGAAAGTGTTTGTCTCATATAATCAGTCTCTGTAGCTTGATTTTCCAGTTGAGTTTTTCTAGAAGCCATGTTTAAAAGCTCTGCTAGTTCATTTAACAGCTTTTCTTTTTCAGCTCTAGCATCAGTTAATAAGTCTTGTTGGTTAAGAGTAGCTTCTGAACCAGGAACTGGTACTGTTGTATACTTTCCTCTTACGTAAGCAAGTAGTTCTTTGGCTAAAGCAAGGGTATATCTGTAGATCCAGTCTCTACCAGGTGTATTTATCTTTAAAAATGTTGGATTAGTATAAGGAACTTCAGATACATTGTTTATTTTTTCGTTTCCATCTTCAAATACTGCTCCTTCTTTATCTTCTAATTTATAATATTCAAATCTTAAGTTTCCAGCTTTAACTGGTATAGGGAATAACTTAAGTCTATTGTTTACTACCTCAAAAGAGTAACTAGATCTTCTTATTTGATCGTTAAATTCAATTGCTTGTACTTTAAGAATGTCATAAGACGCAGGCATTAGTAAGAAATTTACTCCTGGAGAATAAGATCCAAAGTCAAAAGCATCCATTAACGATTGAATACCTGTACCTGTACCTGCATATGGGTCAAAATATCTTAATATAGCTGGTGGAGATTCATAAAATACTCTTCTTATCTCTATACCACCTGTAATATCGTTATCTGTAGCCCATTGATCTAAGTCATAATCTTGTATCGAAGCTGTAACAGCTAAAGATCCGGTATATCTTGTTACTTTTCCTCCTACTTCTGCTTCAGTTCCATATTCTTGGCTAATTTTTATAGCTCTCTGTAAAGAAGGTGTTACTATTTTGTCGTTAATAGTAGTTTCACTAGAAGCTCCTTCCATAGAAAGATAGTTTTCTCTAATTTTATATTGAAATACTAAATTACCATACGTAGTTGTAGCTTCTTCAAAGCATGCAAAAAAAGATCCAGATGTAAGCTCTACATCCATCATTGGATAACCTAATCTAGTTGCACAAAATTTAGCTACTTTAACAGCTTCTGCTTGGAAGTCTGCATCGTCATCATAAAAGCCGAATGGAGTCATGCCTGCAGAGAATGTAGCTGACCCATTCCATATTTGTATATCCGCCATACCTTATACGTTTTTATATAAATAGTAATAAAAAAAGGGCCCGAAGGCCCTCTAATCATAAAAAGTATCCTATGTTATTTTTTCTTTAAAATGTGATATAGGACAAAAGCACCTACTAATCCTAGTAAGCCTTCATTACTCAATCCTCCTAATATACCCATGATATTATCTACCACTGATACTTCAGGCCAGAATGGTATTACAGCACCTTTAAAAAGTACTTCAAATACAACACCGAGAGCAATGATGCTTATCCCGATTTCTGTTAGTGCGTCGACCCAAGAGCCAACTTTTTTAAAAAAATCCATATATTGAAATTTAGTTAAACATAGATAACTGTTAACTTGTGGAAGGAATTCCATCTAATATAAATAGGCAAAAAAAAAAGAGGCCCGTTAGGACCTCTCTTTATCTATATTCTAAGGTTGTAAAATAATTATACTTGATCTACGTCAGATACAAAGATTTTACCATAGAATTCTGGTCTGATCATCTTCTTAGCATATCTTGTCATAAGACCTTTTCTTGGAGTGAAAGTCTCTGGGTCATATACTAGAGGAGTCATCATTAATGGTACATATGGAGCATAAACCGCACCAGTTTCTAAGAATTGAGAACCTCTAAATCCTAATAGGATGATGTTTTCTAACATATAAGGGTTCTTATATACTTTGAATCTGTTTGCAAGGCTTCCTACTCTTTGAACGCCCATGTTAAACTCTTCCTGATTTCCATCAGTGTTAGCAGCATATCCAGGAATTGATTCTAGGATTGTTGCAATGTTTGGAGAACATACTAAGAAGTTTGCTCCACCTCTAAGAGTTTTTTGGTGAATCTTGTTAGATACTTTTTGGATTTTAGTTCCTAAAGTTTGGAACCACTGTCCTTGTGTGTTGTAGAATCCACCTGAAGCAACTGAAGGAGTTTCCCATACAGATGTGTTGCTATTCCATTGTTTGTTGGATTTAGCAGACCATCTTTCAGTTGTTACAGCGTCTTGGATTAACATATCTAAGATCTCAAGATCGATCTCCATTGAGATATACTCACTCAATAAAGAAGTTAACTCAGCCTCAGCGTCGATGCTGTGGTAAGCGTTAAGATCTTGAGCGAACTCTGGAGTCCATTGTGCTTTTAACTTTCTAGTCTTAGCAACGATTGCTTCACTAGCTAGTTTAACATCAATAGATGGAATAGAGATTGAAGTGTCAACTGCTCTTGAAGAATCAGCTTCGAAGTCTCCTCTATCGTTATCAACTGGTTGTTTGTGATAAATCACAGATCCAGTTAATGAAGCGTCTACTGTAGTAGAAGATTTAGCAATAACGAAAGTTACGTCATTTCCACTTACTGTAGTCCATTTTGGTATTGTTACATCCGTAGATGCAGATAAAATTCTAAATGCTCTTACACCTTTTAGGTCAGCGTTTAATCCGCTAAAGCTTTTAGTAATTGTGTAGTAATCACCTGGGTTAGTCCCGTCTTGATAGTTAATAGATGCAGATGATGCAAGTCCAGCAGCTTCTGTTACAGATACTGATGCAGAGTTGATAGTATATCCAAACTGACCAGCGCCGTAAAGACCACCGCTTACTTCTTCATCAACTGACATTTTTGCAGATGCAGAAGATACGTTACCGTACAAGTTATCTCCAGAAGATCTTCCATTTCTAGAGTCTCCATATTTGAAGTCTAGATAGAATACAAGACCAGATGGTAAATTCATTGGTTGTACTGATACGAAATCTTGTGCAACGATTTGAGCGAATACTTTTCTTACTAATGGTAAGACGACTCCAGCCCACTGCTCACCAGCGCCTGCAGAGAAAGATCCTCCACCTACGTTAGTTGTGTTAGCTTCAGCAACTACTTGTTTAGCTTGGTTTTCTAAGATAACAGCCATATTGTTTTTGACTCTCTCATCAGAAATACCTTCTAATAAACCAGATGCACTCCACTTTTCAGCAAGTTTTACAGAGTCAGCTTGCATACTTTTGTAAGTATTCGAGCTCTCTAATAATTGATTTAATTCCATGATTTCTATAATAATAGTTTAATAATTAATTTTTAAATTATTCCGGCTAATTTCTGCATTCTTCTTACAGTGTCAGATACTTCTGCTATTACCTCTGGTTTAGCAGCTGTAGTTCCTCCAGCTTTAGAAGCCATGCCTAATTTAGTTTTTGATTCTTTGATAGTTTTAGTAGCTTCTTTTTTGCTAATTACGCTATCGGCAACAGTTTCATAAACTAATTTAACCTCTTTTACACTTTCTGCTTTATCAAAAGCAGCAATAATGTTTACTTTTTGACTTTCTGAAAGATCGTTAGATTTGAAGATCTTGTTAACATAAAGAAGTTTAGAGTTTAAAAGATTAACCTCATTAAGGTCTTTCTTAAGAGTTTCGATAGTTTCTAGAGCTTCGTCTAGTTGCTCTTTCATTACTCCAGACTGAACGTTATTTACGTTATGGTCTTTAGTATCTGATTCAGCTTCCATCTCATTCTTAATATCTTCGTCAACCTCTTCTTTTTTGTCTTCTTTCGCTTCTTCTACACTTTCGTCTTTGTCGTCTTTTGCTTCAGCTACTTCTTCAGTAGTATCAGCTTCAAGCTCTCTTAGAAGTTCATCTAAATCGATTTCTTCTTCTTCAGCGCCATCAACAGCAGGCTCTTCTAGTTCAGGCTCATCACCCATACCTTCAATATCGCCACCGTCCATGTCATCTGCAGGAGCTTCTCCAGCACCCATTTCCTGATTGATGATGTCTCTTATTAAGTCTTTGAATTGATCAACACTTAAGTCAGATAAATCTTCATCACCTTCAGGCTCATCAGCTGGTTCAACGTCGTCTACTGGAGCATCGTCTTCAGATTCTTCTGAATCATCCTCTGCTTCTTCTTCGCCGTCTTCTTCCTCAGCTACAGCTGGTACTTCTGTTAGATCTTCTTCGATTGCTTCGTCTTTTTTGTCGTCTTTAGCTTCTTCTACTCCTTCTTCTTCTAATTCGTTTACTACTTCTTCTTCTACTTTGGAATCTTCCATTTCTTGAAGTTTAGCAGCTAACATATCTTTTAGATGAGGAGTTAATGATTCTTCTAAAGCCTCCTTAGCGTTAGCAATGGCAGCTTCTCTTACAGATTTAGCTTCAGCAATAGCTTGCTTGAATAAATCCTTACTCATTTTAAAAAAATTTGTGGTTTCGTACGATTATTTAGAATCGTAATGTGAAGTTATAATATGTTTTTGATACAGTATATTGACTGTATATTCTTATATAAATATATACTAATTATCAAAAAACAAAAAACCCTGAAAAAATCAGGGCTTTATTTTTATTTTCCTAAGATAGCTTCGACTTCTTTTCTAAGTCTTTCTTCTCTTAATTGATCTTCAGTTTCAGCCATTCTTCCAGATCCTCCTCCGTATCTAGTTCCATCTCCTTTTGGAATCCCCGCTTTTCTCATTCCTTTTTGAATAGCACCCATTGCTTTATCAGTCGCAGCGGATGATTTATCAGAAAGTTTTTTAAACTGGTCTGGGAATTTGTCAGCTAAAAATTGTAATACTTGATCCATTCCAATTTTAGCGATCATCATTGATAATATCGTTCCCAATGCTGCCATACCAGGTCCTAGAATCTGTCCAATTAATTCTGCATCTTCTTCTAATTCTACTTCTTTACCTTCTTTATTGTACCATGTAGTATGTTGAGCGATTGAAGCCATATCAGGACCACCACCTTTCTTTCTATCTTTATCATCATGTACAGCTTCGTCTACTGATTCTCCGTATCTTCCTTTTCCTCCTCTAGTAAAATCTCCTATAGCGTCTTTCCCTACTAATTTATCAGTTAAATTAAAACCAAGTTTATCGTTGGCTTTTTTGAACTTGTCTGGATATGCTTTAGCTAAATAGTGCAATACTGTGTCTAGACCTACTTTAGCAATTAAGGTAAGAATTGCACCTGCAGCAACACTTGCTATTCCAGCAGCTTCTTCTACTGTTTCGCCTTCTTCAGCTACATCAGCTTCGTTTTTCTTTTTCTTATGGCCGTGATTACTTTCAGTTAATACTTCTAAATCTCCAACTGGGATGTTCTTAACTGTTTTATTTCCTTCTTTAAAGAATACATCATAATGAGTAACTGAATGAGTTCCATCAGCATTTTCTACTAATGTATGCTCTCCGTCTAAACAGATTCCGTATCCATAAGTTTCGTGTACTACGTGTGCAGCACAGTCATGCATGAATCCTGGTCCTGCTTCGTCTACTTTTTCTTCTTTAGCTTTTTTACCTTCTACTAAAAAATTTCTTAAGTCAAAGTTTTTCATTGTATATTCTTTTATATAAATAGAGATTAAACTCTAAAAGTTATTTTATCTTATTCCACAAAGGAAATATTGATTCGTTTACTGGTTTTACTCCTTGAGAGAAAGGTTCTTCTATATCTATCTCTCCGTTTGCTAATGCTGTTTTTACAGATGCTACCTGGTCTGCTTTTATGACTGGCATTTGTACTCTTGCAGGTGCTCCTGGTAAAATTTCTTTAGGTAATTGATCTGCATTATTTTTCATAATTTCCTTACCTCTGTTAGCATCTCCTTTAGCTCCTGGAATTAAAGATAAGGCTTTATTGACTTGTTCTGCTGTTTTAGGATATTCTCCTTCAAATCCATTTTTCATAGCTTGAGAGATAATTCCCTCAAAATTGTTTCCTGTAAATTCTGCTACATTTCCTTTACCTGGGTTTCCTTTAGTAATACCTAATTTACCTTTTGTATATAAGTTTAATGTGGTAACTAAAGCTCCTCCCGGTAAATCAATTTTAGTTACTTTAACTTGAGCTTTAGGACTAATAAGTGAGATAGCTGCCCATCTATGATGTCCGTCCATAATATAGTTATCGTTTGAAACTATATTTCCCATATCAACTCCATTGAACTTACCTTCTAAAAGTTGGCTAATAGCAATACTAAAAGCCATTTCTTTTATAATTTCGGTTTGAGCAGGTCTAAGAGCTCCTACTGGTATAGATACTTTTTTTCCAGCTACTTGATCATCTTCCTTGCTTCCATCTTTTTGTCCACCATTTGATGCAGCTTTGGCAGTAGTAACATCGATACTGTCTAATCCTTGAGGACTATCAGTACCTAGAGCTTGTTCAGCTTCTCTCACTGATCTTAGTTTTTCTTCAACTAATGTGAGAATGTCTTTCATTTTTAAGCTCTTAATATATCGTTAATAATATTATCTACTTTTGCGAATTTAGATACTTTTATCTTACCTTCCTGTAAAGCTACAGGATTCATAAAAGCACCGTGAGTAGATGGATTAGATACAAAGTCCCAGCATACTAGTTCAAAATCTGGTTGTACTTCTAAAGTACCTTCGTTTGTTTGTTGAACCGATCCTGTTCCTCTAGAACTAATTCCTATTGTGTGTCCTGCTTTAATAATTTCTTTTACTATATTACCGGCAGGTGTGTTTAATAATTCGACAGTACCCATCAAATCGTTTCCTTTCCACCATAGCTCTTTTACTACGTGTGAAGCGTTTTTAAGAGATACTACAGGAGTTTCCGGATGATCTAATTCACCGAAAGCATTTCCTCTTTTAACAAATTCTTCTACATATTTGTCTGTTTCCCTTTCTAATATTTCCTTTGAGTAGACTCTACCGTTTTGGTTTTGAGCTTTCGCTCTTTGCATAACTCCAGTGACCTCGAAAACTCCAGGTCTACTTTTAGATTCCTTTATGGTAGGTCTAAATGGTGTTACGTCTACTAATAATTGTGCCATATTATTTTTTTTCGTTTACTGGGGAGAAAACTGTTTGTTTTGGTTCTTCTTCTATTCCTACTTCAGCTACTGGATCTGCTTTTATAAAATTAGTTTGAGGAAGATTAATGTCTTTCTTAGTTAATCTTCTTACTGGAACTAAATCTTTAAACAATGCGTCTGCAATACCAGGAGCTAAGAAAGCACCTACTTTCATACCGTCAGGTGTTTCAATGTTACCAATTTTATCGAATGCTCCTTGAATTCTTTCTCTAGTCTTTGCAAAGAAAGATTCAACGTCTGTTACAATATTTTCAAGATCGTTAACTACTACCTGCATTCCTTTGTAATCTCCATATTTATCTCCTACATCTGATAATCTATTTGTAGCAGCTTCTGATAACAAAGTTTTTCTAATTATACCTTTAATAGCTTCTTTTAACTGCTCATCTTTGCCCATAGCTTTTTTGATAGCCTTATCTTTAGCAGCCATATAATCATCTGAATCTATATCTCCATCTCCGTCGTGATCTTTACCTTTCTTTTCAGATACTCCTTTTAACTTGATATTGAATGCTTTTACTATAAGGTTAGTAATATTCTTATCGTGTTCATCTTCATCTGTAGCTCTAAGATCTGCTACTAATTGTTTAGCTTGATCAACACTAACGGGGCCATCGTTAAACTCTCTTTCGTACTTTTCAATTACTTCTATAGCATCTTCAACAGTTTCAACTCCTACGACTTGAATAACATCACTAAATGAATCAATATCTTCGTTTACTTTCTTTTCTCTTACATCTTCTCTATCAGAATCAAATTGAGCTAATTCATCTTCCCAGAAATCTTTATGCTCATCTTCTAATGGATGTTGATCTAAAGCAGCTTCAAAATTACCGCTATTGATATAATCAACAATAAAATCTTCTTTAAATTTATGTCCGAAATGAATCATAAAATATCTTACATCATCTTCGTCCTCTGGTCCTTCATTAGTTTCTACTTCTTCTTTGTTATAGAATTGAGTATGCTGAGCGATTGAATCCATATCAGGACCGTCTCCTTTTTTTCTATCTCTAATTCTATTTACAGCATCTACTATTTGTTCTTCATTATACCCTTTTCTTAATGCTGCTACCATTACTTCTTCTAATCCAGAAGGAGCTTTTTCTACTTTATTTTCAGATGCCATTGCAATAGGTTTAATTATATTAAGAACATCTTCTGCTATAGCAGCTTCTTCATCTTCTCCATTCTCTTCATAAAGCTCTGCCAAATTTTCGGCAACAGTAAAAATAGCATCTATCTCAGATGTTCCTGGTTGTTCGTCTACTAAATTTTCAGCATCTTCAAATATTTCATGAAATACTCCATCAAGTACGTGTGCGTCATGACTAGCCTTTGTTTTGTTAAGTAAGAACTTTTTTAATTCATCAAAATCAGCTTGATAGACTTTTTTAAATGGGATATCATCCTCTTCATTCATATTAGAAGATTCTTGGAATACGTCCCACGTAGTGCCTTCAAAAATACCAAAGGACATTTTAAATTCTTTTCCTTCAGGTGTTTTATCTCCGTAGTAATAGTACTCATAAATTATAGGAAAGTCCCCCATATCATCTACTCTATTGCCGTATTGATCCTCTCTATCACCTCTTGATTTTTCATACTCAGCAATCTCTCTCTTTCTTATACCTTCAAACATTTTTACAACTGATTCAGCTGATTGAGTTCCTTTATCTTTTAATTGACCGCCTCCTAATCCGGCTGTTCCACCGTCTGTTTCATGTATATGTACATCTCTAGACATATCAATGCCTACTTTTTTAAAGGCTTCTGCAACTGGGAAAGTACCGTCTTCTATTTCGTCTGGGTGAGACATTACTTCTCCAAAAGCTTTTTTAGTAGCGTCTTTTTCAGCTTGATCTTTTTCACCAGAGCTGAATTTGTCTATTATTTGTTGAAGCTTCACAGGGTCTTTTATACCAAGTCTAGCTCCTAATTTTTTTAATTGTTCTGGGGATAATCCTTCTCTTAAATTAGCTTTTTTCATTCCATTAAATACATCTACTTTACCTTCTCCTCTTTTTACAGGAACTTCTTTATCGTGTTTATCTACTTTAGAAGATTCTCCTGAAATAAGGTTAAGGTAGTGCATTGGGTCTTTCATTAGATTGTCTTCAGCTTTTTTCTTAGCTTTATCAAAGTCTTCTAATTTAATATTAAAAGCATCATGAGCTGCTATACCTGCTGCTTCTAATTCATATCTTATCCCTCTTTGTAAGGCATCGTCGGAATAAGGTAGTGCAGGTCTTTCATCATATACTTTAGCTTTCTTTTCAGTTGGAGCTTCGAATAATAAACCTCTATTTTTTAAAATTTGTACTGAGTCGTCGAATCCGTTAAATTGAGTAACATGCATTGGGTATTGCTGTCTCATTTGTCTGACAAACTCACTTTTAGCCATCTTGCCTTCAAGGACGGCTCTATATTTTTCAGTTACAGTTTTTTGTCTCATTTTTATAAATAATCAAATCCTTTAGTATGTGATGGTCGTTTAGGACGACTTACCTGTTTGAAACCTAACTTTGTTAATGTCTTTTTTGCTCTATGAGCTTTACCAAATGCTGCTGGTGTTGCATATTGTGCTCCTGCACCAGGAGTAAATGATGCTCCACCTGCATTAGTTACGTTAGCTTCGTCTAGCTCTTGCATTACTTCTCTTACAAGAGAAACTAACTTTGACCTTGTCATAGTTTTTTTAACTCGTTAACTAGATCGTAATACTGCATTAAGTTAACTAGATGAGAGTCTGTTACTTTATCAGTTTTAGCTAAAGGTTTAATACTTTTAGCAACCTCATCTAATTTAATTTTTACTATATCATCAGTAACTTTTTTGCTAAGTTTTTCAACTTCTTCAGATATTTTCTTTAATTCTTTGTTTACTAAAGAATATAGCTTTTTACTTGAATTTACTGATGTAATAAATTCTTTTAAGATGTTCTTTTGTTCTGGTAAAAGGTCTTTATATTTATCGTTGAACTTTTCTAATAAGATTTTAAACGTTAATAACTTTAAATCTTTGTCGTATTTAGAATACTGTTCAATTAAAGAATCTTTTACGTCTTTTTCGTTTTGTTTTTTAGAAGTTAAATGCTCTAATAAAGTAGTTTTATTATTAACTAAAAAATTAGGATCAACTAAATCTGCATTATTCTGTGCTTCTAATAAACAGTATAAAGATGCTAGAGCTTTATAATCTCTAACTTCTACGCTAAAGAACTCCTCTATATTATAATTCTCTTTAATCTCAGAAATTAATTGATACTTCTGATTCTTAAGAGTTTTTTGATTAAATTTTCTTGAAACCTCCGTTATAGTGGAAATAATTGTTTCTGCTTTAGCTTGACTAACTGAATTGTTTTTAACTACGAATTCATATAGTTTATATTCTTTAGCTAAAGTAGAAGTGCCGCTATAATACTTTTTTAAGATCTTAATAGCTTTTGACTCTTTATTTTCGAGTACATCAGCAGCGATTTGCTTTACAAGCAATTCATATATAAGTCCAGTATTGCGATACTTTGAATGTTTTATCCTCATTGTATACGTTTACTATATATAAATATGTATTAATTCTCTAAATCTTTAATATTGTCCTCACTTAACATTTTAGGTTCTTTAATGTTTTTCTTTTTGAAGACTATATCTTTTAAAGATTCTTTGTTTCTTAGGTAAACCTGGTTTGTTTTAATGTTTTCTGCAACTTTATCATTATCTGAAGGATATCCTCCTTTCATACCATGCTGTCCTAATGGATCTCTTCCTCCTAATGCATCTGTTGTTCCGTATACTGAGGCTTTTTCTCTAGGTCTACCGCCTTCTGCTCCTGGTTGCCCCCATTCAGGGACATCTGCATAACCCATTGGTACCTCGTTTTCACCGGCACCTTTTGGAGTAGAAGTAGATCTTCTACCGTACATAGATGCTAGATCGTGCGGAGTACCGTATGTTTGACCTGACTTAGCAGGATCATTACCTTCGTTTTCAATCTGTGCTAATCTAAAGAATCTCTTAGAATCTTCTCTAACTAGATCTCTCATTTCCATATACTGATCTTCAGATAGATCGAATATTTTTTCGTAGATATAATCGTGAGAGAATAATTTAGAATCTTTCATTTGATTAGCTAAATCTACTTTTTCTTTAAGTAAAGCTATTTTTTCTTGTTCAAATATAATAGAAGGAGTAGTTAACTTAATTTCAAAGTTAGTTAAACTCTCTCCTGTAAATCCTTGAGAATATAAATGTACTAGAGCTATCTTAGTTAGCTCTGATTCCATAATTTTTTGTATTCTCTCTACTGTTCTTGCAAATCTAATATCTTCAGCAGCTAAAGTTGCTTTTCCAGATAATTCTCCTTCATAACCAAAATATGCTTTTGGTACTTTAAGAGCTGCAAACATCTTTTTAAGTAAATAATCTACGTCTTGAGTACCGTCGTAATCTAATCCTTTTGTAGTTTCAATTCTTGTAGAAGTATCTCCTCCCCTTACAGGTAAGTAGAAATCTTCCATCATATTCTGCATATTGAAACGTAAGTTATATTGACCATCTTCTCCTACATATGGAGTCTTTTTCATGGTGTTCATGGTCTTTTGCATAAACTGCTCTACCTCATTAGGTGGAACATTACCTACGTTAATATAGAACATTCTCTTCTCTGGAGCTCTCATTATTCTATGAATTAACATAGCGTCCTCCATTAAAGTAACTTGTTTAAATATTTTTCTAGCAGGCTCTATATAAGATCTACCGTAAGGTAAATAAGATGTATCTGATATTAGTCTAAAGTGAGCAACTTCATAATTATCAAAATCTATTACTCTTCTATCATTCTTTCTTTTTGGTAAGTAATTAGGATGTTGAGATGATGCTAATCCGTCTGGGTCTAACTGAAATATAACCTTAGCTGGGTTATCTGGATCTTCTCCTTCTCTTCTCACCATATGATAAACTGTATATGGTAAAACGTTATATATACCAAATTTTTCTGAGATTTCTAATTTTAAGAAAAAGTCTCCGTACTTACACATTTGTCTAGTCCAAGACCATAAGTTAAATTCAATATTTAAAATATCGTAAAATAAATTATAAAGTACTCTTTGTATATTTTCGTCAGATGATTGGATTTGAAGTATTTCTCCTTGATCATTCTTAACTGTGGCTTCGTCTGCTATAATATCTAATGTAGAAGCAATTAATGGATCAGTATCCATAGCTTCATAATCAGAATATAGCTGTATTCTTAACGTTTGATAGTTAAGATTAGGATTAAATATATTTTTATTATTGTAGATGTATAATCTACTAAATCTATCAATAAGTGAGTTAGTTTGGTATCTACCGGTAGTTTGAATTTGATTTACGTCAGCAATCTTTAATTCTCTACCGCCTACGTTTCTAACAACTATATCGTTAGAAAACAATCTTCGTAGTCTACCAAATAAGGATCTATCCGCCATTAATGTACGTTTTTAATAAATAGTCTATTTTAACAACCAGGTGATATCTTCTTGACCACTAGGCGTCTTTATAAGATAAGGATTTTCTGGCTTATTTCCAACTGTTTTAATGACAGCTTGATTTCTTGAGTTAAGATTAGAAAAAGAAGATAATTGAGCTCTAGCTAGGTCCATTCCTTGCTGTCTTAATCTTAAAGCTGTATCTCTTACATATAGTGCTGTTGCAAATGCCATTACTAAATCATCGTTATATCTATCTTGAGCTTGAGCTTTTCCATTTTTCCATATAAAAACTCTCATCTCTCCTAAAAGTCTTTTAGATTGAATTGTTACTCCTTTATCTCTTATATACTCAATCATCTTAGCGACAACTAAAGGTCTTGTTCTAGATGACATAGTAAAGCCAGGAACTAATTTATCTCTTTCAAACTTATGCATATAAGATTCTACTGTGTCTAAATTATTAGTCGGACTATAATATAAGTTCTTATATTCTCTTTCCATTACTTCTCTATAGTCGCCCATCCAATGTTAGCGTTTTCTACCACTAATAATGCATCGTTATATTCTGATGCTATACCTACAAGTATGTTGCCAAAATCTTTAGGTCTAATCTTACCTTTATATTCTCCTACTTGTGTGCAGCTTTCTAAATCAAATATATGAAAAGCAGAATAGTCAGTAGCATCTCCTCTGGCAACATCGGCTACTACCATATATGACTTAGAGTAGTCTACTCCTTCCCAAATCCATAAATTACTATCAACCCCTCTTCTTTCCATTGGATCTTTTTCATATGTCTTTTCATAATATAACATATCTTCTGGTTCAAATACTGTATCACCAGAACTTAAAAAGTCACAGTCACATTCTTGACCGGCCATACGAGGACCTAAGTCAGCATCTTGTTGATCTCTCCATGATTGATCTCTTTCAGGATGTACCGTCCAAGGTAATCTTATAGGTAAAAAACTATTTTCTCCAGTTTCAGCTTTTTCCCAAGTTAAATGGAACCAGTTACCAATACCGTTTGGAGTTGATAAAGCTAAACATTGTCCACCGGTAGCTAAGGTTTGTTGTGCTGCAGTAAATGTCTCGTCAATATTATCTATAAACGCTGCCTCATCTATAAGCAGCAATGATACTGCTTCCGATCTTGCAGCATCTGAATTAGATGATTTAGCAGCTATTCTAGAACCATTTTTTAATCTTAGAGATAATTTGTTTTTCTCTACTGATTTTAGTCTTAACCACTTAGGTAATTGATCGTACATAAAGATTACCTTAGTTACAAGGTTACGTGCAGTAGATTGAGTAGTAGCTAATGCTAGTATGTTTTTATCTTTATGGAATACCATTAACCATAGACTGTAAGCAGCTGATAAAGTAGATATTCCTAGCTGTCTAGACTTAAGAGTAATGATATATTGCTGGTCTTTAAAATGCTGAAGTACTTTTTCCTGAAAAGGATATAAAGCAAATAGTATACGTCCACGAGTAGGGTGCTGTATATAACAGTACTTTTTCATGAAGTAGATAGGATCTTTTGCACATTTAAGATATTCTTGTGCAATTATCTTTTTTATATTCTGACTCATAACTAATCTTCTTCTCTTTCTCCTGAAGAAGTTGATTTTCCAAAAATAGACATAAAATCAACTTTTATTTCCCCAGCTGAAATAGTAACTTTATCAAAAATATCTTGTTTAAGTTGGGCAAAATCAATTAAAAAGAAATAAATTTCACCAGACTCTAATACTGAAGCTATATAATTTTTATTACCTGGTTTAATTTTAAGTTTTTCTTCTGCTATTTTACCTATCATTCTTGATGCAGCCATTCTAGGAGATTTCGGGCTTCCTAAATATCTTTCTACGAACTCTACTTTTTCTTTAATTGATCTTATAAGCTCAAACTGATCTGCTGATTCTAAAAGAGCTGGTGAATCTTTTAATTTAAAAAAATATTCAAATGCTCCTTCTAATTCAACAGGTCTGAAACTCGTCGGTCTTACAACCTTACCTTTATCCTCTAATCTAAGTACTGCGCTCAAAGCTTGAATACCAAAAATAATAGTGAGTGCTCTTAAATTAGATTTCTGATCTCCAAATTTACCTAAAGTAATTTTTCCATTATGTGTTCCATAAGATTTTACTTCAGTTTTAATAGTACCTATGCTTAAATCAGGATCTGCATCATCGTGATTTGCTTTAGTAACTACAGGGTTTTTTTGAAAATTATATAACCAGTATAAAGCTAGCTCTCCAGGACCTACTGTATTATTTCCTGCATTGTTATTAAAAAGTTCTTTCCATACTTTTTTATCGTTCTCGTTAGTAATAGTCAATACTCCAGACTGTGTTGGAGCTTCATAGCTTCCTTCAGCTGCGGGTATTTGACTATCGAAAGCTTTTTCTAATGCTGCAGGAAAATCAATAGCTTCTGATAAAACAGGTTTAGTGTCTAGTTCTAGCTCTTTAAAAAGGTCTTCTAATATAGCTTTATCTTCAGCATTATCCATAGATGGAGTACCTGTTTTAGATCTCCAAGCCCACTCTGTATATAATTTATCTATTAAGTTCATTATGATGGTTCTTCGCCTGCTTCGAAGTCAACAGGTTCACCAGATAAATCAGCTCCTCCTTCGTCATCAGGGAATCCACCTCCGGCGTCATCTCCTCCTGCATCATCAGCGGTATCAGCACCTCCTCCAGCGTCATCCCCTCCAGGAAAGTCTCCTCCGCCTCCACCACCGCCACCGGTGTCAGCGCCAAAGTCTCCTCCTTCTCCGCTCTCTTCTTCACCTCCAGACCCCATTGGAGCCTCTCTGTAAAGTACTTCTAATTTATCTAATGCTTGTTGATATTCGGATATATTATTTAGGTAATATCTTTTACCCATGATAGTTGCTTGAAATCCTTCTCCCATCCATTTTAAAGTATAATCTTGTCCATTTTTAAGATTAATTCTAAATGAAGATGGTCTTGGAGATACCCAATCAATACTATCTATAAATTCTTTAAAATCTTCTGTATGAAGTTTAATTAAAGCAGCTTTTACTGTAGGAAACTTACCTAATATTTTATCTGTGGCATCTTCAAGAACTGTGTCTTTAGGTGCATCCATATCAGGTTCTTCTTCTGGTTCTGGTTCTTCAGCTTCATTTTGCTGAATAAGAGGTCTTATGTTATCATCAGATACGCTATGATCGTTATCACCAACGTTATACTCTGGTTTGTTTAGTCCAGGATTATCATCTTCTAATTCGTCTAATAAAGACTCTTTAAGAACTTCGAAGTATGCTTCTTCTATAATATTTTTAAGCTTGCTCTTTTTCATTATCTGTTGGTTCTTCTTTTGAGATAGCTCTCAATTTATTTAATACTTGACTTAATCCACTGTGCTGAGAAAAGTCATTGCTTCCTTTTTCGTTAAATTGATTAAAAACAGAAATCAAAGCAGATGCCATAGTTTGAGCATTTTTAATATTTTGATTATATCCTTTTCTAATCATGTCTGGGATTGGTTTAGCTTCTGCTTCGTATAAATCTGCATCTTCATCTACATCTAATTCTTGTCCCTTTCCTATGTTAGATACTCTATCATCTTCTTTATCTAGTAACTCTTTTTTCTTGATATTAAGTTTTTTTAGTAAATCAACAACATCTTTCTTTTTATCAGGATCGCTTCCGTCTTTAACTTTTTTATAAACTTCTAACGCTCTTTTTATATTTACAAGAACTTTATCTAACTCAGATTCTTCAGTTACGATTTCTTTTACAGCTCCACCTATTTGAATTTCAACACCGTAGCTGTCAGCAATGTGTTCTAATAACTCAATAACAGCTTCGCTTTCATCAATATCTCCATCTGATACTAATTCGTCTATTGCAGGTTGAATATAGGTCTTTAAAAAATAGCTAGTACCTCTAACTTCATCTAATTCTCCTCTAGCTGCATCATTTATTTTTTTAATATGATCTTCTATATAATATAAATCTTCTCCTCTGTGGTTTGCATCTAATCCTATTTCAGCTCCTAATTCATATATATCAGAGGCAATATTGATAGCTTTCTGTAAATGTTTTTTTGCTTTATCGCTATCTTTTAAAGCTACTTTTTCTATTTTAAACAATACATCATGAAGCTTGGCTAGTCCGGCTAATTTAACTTGTTCTTTAACAGAAGGTACACCGTCAGTATATTCTCCTGCCATTATGTCTTTAAATAATTTAGTAGCTCCTGGGCATATATCAAAATGTTTAGTCTGATATCCATAAACATCTATTTCAGAAGTATCAGCTTCTCCTAATGGAAGTCCATCGTCATCGTATCCTCTTTCATACTCTTCCTCATCGTCTTTTTGAGCTTGATCAGCATCGTAATAGTCATCTTCTTCTCTTCTTCTTTGCATATAATCAGTATCTGCTGAAGGACTGCTGTGTAGTTTATTATACCATGCTTCGAATTCAGGATCTCTATCTAGTTGAGCAGTTAACTCAGGTGACATAGCATCTAAACCGCCATAGTCCACCATATCTAATTCTTTCTCAGCGTCCTTTGGATCTTTAACGTATTTTAAAATAATTTGAAGTAAATCATCCATGCTTTCGTCATCGAAGACTGTTGGTTGTTCTTCTTTCAAATATCCTAATTGTTTAGCATACTTGTATCTTAATCTATCATCATCACCAGGTCTTTTACCGAAAGTATAATTAGGATCTCTTCTAACTGAAATGTCAATATCACTAGCAGCTTTAGAGCCTAATTTTTCTATATCGCTAAATCCTAGTGCATCTTCTGCTACCTTTTTTAAAGGGGTTAATTTACCGTCTTTAAATTTATGAGGTACTCCTTTATGCATAATATATTTACCTTTATGAGGTTCATCTGCTGCAAGTTTTGCTTTAAGGTCTGGTCTAGTTTCTCTACCTTTAGAGATAGTTTTACTTCTACCTTGACCAGTTCCAAAGCCCATTGGTTTACCTTCATTTTTACCAATCATCTTCATAATCTTTTTTAATTTTTCTCTTTCGTCAGCTGTCAATCTTTTATATGCTTGGTTTTCATGATCTTCTGGAGATCCAGGTTTAATATTTTTATGTGGTAGCATTTCGTTTAAAGATTTAAAATATTTTAACATTTCGTTTTTGACTATGTCTTTATTAACAACAGCTTCTCCAGAAGGTTTAACACCAACATCAGCTATCTCTCTATCGTAAGACTGGTCTATTAAGTATACAGAATCTCCTCTTATGTCAAATCTGTATGATTCTTCATTATCGTTTTTATATATAACGTGAACGGTAAAAAGCTGAGGAGTGGTAGGGCTTAAAGCAGATGTATAAATGTCCTTAATTTTAGCCGAATTTATTTCTCCTCCAAACTCTATAGCAGCTTTTGCAACTGCTTTACCAACCTCTCTAGCTATTGCTATTAATTCATCTCTAGAAAACTTTAATTGGCTTTCTTCTTCTAGGGTATCCCCGCCTAAACTAGGAATATTAGTATCAAGAATATCATCAGTAAGCCTTTGATCTTCTATATACTGTAAAGCAAGTTTTTCATACTGTTTCCAAGAATCTTTTGTAAAATAGAAAAAAGTACCTTCTTTATCGTCGTTATACTGAACTTTTAAATCAAGAAATGTAGTTAAAATATTATCAAGTATATTAACATCGTCCTTTTTAACCTTAATATAGTACATATTATCAGGAGCTTCGTTGGTAAGGTTTACATCATACCCTTGATCGGATAATTCTTTTGCTTTGTTCTTATCGTCTGTATTGATTACCCCTTTATCTTGTTCCTCTTTGAGTTTCTCTTTATAGGCCATATTATATACGTATATAAATAAATAGATTAGTGTTTCCAAATACTCTGAAAAGCATTTTCTAATTCTTTCCAGGCTTTCTTATTATTTTCCTTAACTAAAAATAAGGTAATTTGGTTATCTAATACTATATCTATATTTTTTATATCAATATATGAAAAATCTCCCAGAATTCCTAATACTCCTTGTTTACTATAAGGAGGTATAAAAGAAAGAAAAGACTGTTTATCATATAGAAATTTATATGTAGGATGATAAAACTTTACTTTTTCTTGAGTTTCTATATTAGTTAGTTCTAATCCTACTGAATTTATTATGTGTTCTTCTATTTTTATATTTTGAAATAAATCCTCAAAGTATTCTCCTGGGTAATTATGCCCTGAACACGATGGAGTAGTAGGTATATTATTTTTATGAAGTAATTTTACTAAAGATAATAAATCTTTATCAACCGTAGAATAATCTAAATTATTAAGAGTATATTCTCTTTCTTGTTCTTTAAAATAGTACCAGTTACTATAATTAGATTTATACCAGAATCCTTTATGAAAATCTGTATGAGAGATTAGGTCTGTGCGGAACATTATTTTTTCTTTCCGCCTTTCATGTTTGCACACCAGTGGTACATCTTTCCTTTCTCACCGCCGTACTTTTTTGCTTTTGCTCTTAATGAAGATACAGAACCTTTGCAGGATGCTCCTGCTTTTTTTACTCTACCAGGTTTTGATTTACCTTTTTTTTTACCGTCTTTGAAATTTTCATCTAAAACTTCTCGTACTAATTGTATAAGTTGAGACCTTTTCATTTAGGATTGAAAGTATTTTCTAGCTATAGTTACAAGCTTCGCACCTGCATTCGCTTGGTTTTCAATACCTAGCAGTTCATCTGCAACTTCTGGAGCTGCTGATGTTATAGCACTTTTTATATCTGTAATGTTACTTGGGTTTATTCCACCGTATAGTGCCATTAATAGAAGTACGGCTCCTTTAACAAATCCAGCAATTTTTTTCCTTTTCTCATCATCTTTAACAAAAGGCCTAAGTATAAAGTTGATTGGCTTTTCTATGAGAGAATCTGCTTTTTCTGCGGTTTTTACAACAGAGTTATAAGCTTTCTGTAACGTGCCTGGATCTTTTTTGATTAAGTCAAATCCGTTTTTCTTTGCAATCGATTGAACAAGTTTATCTATAGCTTTAACTACTCCTGGTGCTCCAAGAGTTACTGCACTAAGTGTTAGTATACCTATTTCATTTTGCTGTTGTAGTTTTTCAAGCTCTTTTGATGACTTTTCTAATTCTCTTCTTATTTCATCGTCAAGATTTCCTAAAATAGAAAGATCGATATCATCTTTAGTTTCAAATTCGTTTTCTAAGATTATTGAGCTAAGTTTCATTTGATTTTTTATAGCATTAGTCGAGCTTTCATCTAATATATCCTCCGGTACATCAAACATCCAGATAGTAGCTTTACCGTTCTTTGCCATTAAAGCAGTTAATCTGGTATTACCTCCTAATAATTCCTTGTATCCGTCTGGGTATTTAGCAACGATAGGCATCTCTACTGTGCCTGATTCTATCTGTGCTAAAGTTCTTTTTTGTTTATCTTTATTTAGTTTTTTAAAAGAATCTGGTTTATTAGCATCTGTGTTATTAATATCTTTAGCTGATGTAATAGTAACTTCTCTACCTTTAGTAGCTAAATCTATCCAATCGTGTTTACCTAATTTTTTAAATTCAGGGTAACGTACAGCTTCTTCCCACTCGTAGTCGAAGTTGGGTACTCTATAGGTTAGACCTTCAAGTATAAGCTGTGCTAGTTTCACTTATTTTTTCTTTTTCCAAATTTTTCCTTTTCTACATCTAACTACTGCTCCTGAAGCATAAGCTGATGGCCAGGTGTCATATTTCTGTTTAGCTAATCTAGTACATCTATCGTCTTTTTCCATTAAGACTTCTTCTTGATCTTCATTTATAAGACCAACAACTAAATTTCTTATATCTTCTTTAGTTACTCTTTTCCAATCAAAGCCGGTACCTTTTATAGTTGAACCTGCCTTAGGATCTGAACCAGCAAATTTGTCTGCTTTTTTGTAACCAGAACCAAATGGTGCTGCTTTACCGTCTTGAGGGTTAGAGGTCTCTCTAGTCATTTTGTTTTTTTTAGCTGGAGTTGCTAAACGCTTTAAAGAATCTTGATCTAAACTTACTCCAAAAGCTGATTGATCAGTTATAGCAGCAGATAAGTAGTCAATACTCACATCTAGACTTTTTAACCTATCTATAATCTGCTCTAAATATGGAGCATAGTCTTTTTCTTCTTTAAGAATGTTTATAGCTGCTTTTAAATTTTCTCTAGTTACTTTTGCTTTTTTAGTATTTTTCACGACAGTTTTTCCTTTTGCGCCCGCTTTCTTTTTCTTTCTAGCTGTAGCTGCTCTCTCTGCTTTAGAAAGAGATTGAGCTTTAGCTTTTGGTAGACAACGGTCTGGGTTCTTTTTATTTTTACTTGTTCCGCAATCTCCTGCTATATTACCTGAGGATGATATACGGACCCACTTTTCTTTTTTAAACCAGTCTCTTAAAGATTCAGTAGTCAAAGATTCTATTGCAGTTTCATTATATTTAGTTCTTACTGCTTGATATTGTTCAGGTCTTTCTTCTCTAAGGTATCTTTGAAGCTTTCTAAAATTAGTTTTTATAAGTTCAAATAATTCTCTAGCTCTTTTATCTTCTCTTACTCCTTCTTTACCTTGAAGTTCTTTTACGTCTTGTACTAAATCTTCATAATGTAAATAAAGATTCTTAAACGAAGGTAAAGCTATAACTTTATGAGAAACTTGCCCAGTTTGTTTATCAGTTCCTTGGTATTTGTAATAGTTGTCTAGATCAATAGATACAAAATCATTTTTATAGTCAATTTGACCATACCTTTTTTCTAAGGATGCTAAAAATGGTTCTGGTAGCCCGTCTAATTTTCTAGTTCTTTTTTCCTCCATTATAATTGATCTGAATGCATCATAAACATTCTAATAATTATTGCTGCTATGATACCAAATATTATCCACAGTGCTCTAGTTACTCCTTGCTTCCACACCTCTATTTCATCTACCTTAGCCATTTGCTTATCAAACTCTTTTTGATTAGCTTGAAGTGTTTGTCTAAACTCAGTATTTTTATTGGTGTTTACGATTACACCGTTCTCTGGGTTGAGTAGGGTGTATTTCATTTCTGATATGTCTTCTTTAAGGTCTTTCATATCAGCTTGCATTTGTTTCAACTCGCCGTTTGGCATATGAGTTTTTATATGCTTAATTTCCTCTAGAAGTGATTCTAATACGTCTTTTTGAGTCACGTGATATATTTTTATATAAATATCAGGAAATATGCTTACGTATAGTAGTAGTGTAGTCTTTTAAGTCTTTAAGTATTTTAGACTTTGTAGTGTTAGACATTCCACCCCAATCTTCTACATCTCCAGCTTCAGTAACAAAAGTATGTTTATCTTCAACTGAGTTAAGAATCCATCTTTCTATATCATCTACAAACTCTTTTATATTACCTTTAATCATTCTCTCTTCATACTGTTTATAGAGTCCGGCTTGTTTTAAACTATCTTCATATTCAACAGTACAAGGATCGAAACAAAAACCATGTATCTTATACATTTTCTTAGCTAGCCAATGTTCCATTGATCCATTACATTTAGGGCATCTTAAAGGTATTCTAAGAGCTTTTTTAGCATTATCTAGTTTAGTAATATTTTGTTTAATACCATTTTTAATAGTCCAAGTTTTACCGCTTTCTTCCCAAACATCTCCTTCTTTATATCTTTTAATTTGTTTTTGATATCCAGATTGAAGTTTTGTTTTACTTGTAAAATCTTTGTTAACTATATTTCTTACTCTCTGTACGTCTGATTGTTTAAATTCTTTTTTTAAAAGAGTTTCTTTACTCATAACCAAGTTCTTTTAATTTTGTTATAACTGTATTAACATCCCCGTCTTTACATCTTATTGCTATACCTCCCTGTGATTCCCATTCTCTAATGTTAGATTTTTTATCATCTATAAGAATACTATATTCGTTAGCATAGTTTTGTTTATCCTTAGAGTATGCAAATATTACTCTAGGTTTTGGAGATAATTTATTTTTTACCCATAGGTTTTTTCCTAGTCTAGAAGCATTATCTCTAGAAGGAGAAGTAAGAAGATCAGGATTATATGGAGATATAAAATTCCATAATTGTTCTCCTTGAGGCATCCAGTCCATTCCTACCCAAAATCTTACTCCAATCTTTACATCTATGAGATGCCAGAATTGTTCTATACCAAACTCTCGTTCGTACTCTTGAGGGTGTTTACCTGTGAAGTGTTCAAACCTACTTTCGAAGTTAGTTAAAACTCCGTCCATATCACAATATATTTTGTATGGAGGTTTTTCCTTTTGTTCAGGAAGCGGATACGCTTCTAATAAATCTACTAATTTTTTCATAACCTTTATTCATTTTTAACTTTATCTTCCCAGTTTCTAAAAGTAATATTACCTAACATGTAAGCTTCTTTCTCTATCTCAACTAATTCATCATCTTCGTTGGTATTTGTAGTTCCATATCCTTTTAGTCTACCTTCTAGGTTTTGAATATGATGAACCATTTCATGTACAAAAGATCTCATAACATCTTTAGGATGTCTACCTTCTACGTAAAGCACTACTTCTTTTAGTTCTGGATTATAATAAGCTGTTCTTCCAAAAAAGTTAGAAGCTTCAGCTATATCTCTTTTTATTTTTATTTCCGGTAAAGGAGTTATATTCATTTTTTGATCTAACATATATTCTAATATAGATCCCATAAATGGAGTATAATCAAAACTAGGACTACTATATTCATCTTCTACAGTAATTCTAATATGATCTTGCATAAACTTTACCTTTACATTATCGCTCCCTATTTGATTTTTTACTCTTTTGTATAAAGTAATTAAATGAGCTCTATCTTTAGATCTTAAGACAGATCTAGGAGCTATAGGAGCACCTGAATTATCTTCTTCTACTTCTTTAGATTCAAAAAGATCAGTAATGACCTCTTCCATCTTAGCTTTCATTTGTTCAGATACTATAGTTGATTTTAACATATTTAATATTTTTAAAATCTCCTCACTAGATAATTTAGGAGGAAAAAAATCTTTTATTTCATCTAAGTTACCACTTAGTATTGCTTTTCTAAAATTAGTAGCTCTAATACCACTACTTAGTTTAGATGTAACTGATAATCCTTTTACATTAGGGGTCTTCTTAAATGTCGATATTCTTTTTAAATCAACATAGTCTTCTTCAGACCTTACTCCTGTTACTGCATAAAATTCTTCGTCAGGATTATTAGCAGCATAATCTCTAGCTTCAACCATCGGGTTTTTATCGCTAGCTATAATTTCTACGTTAGGTAGATATTTCTTATAAATATTCCATATTTCCTCAGCTTGACGTTGAGTAATTCCATTTCTTTCTCCTGCTCCTATAAAAACAACTACTTTATCAGCTTTATAAATTCCATCAAAGTCTTTATTCATTACAGCAGCTCCAGCATCTTTATAGTTATCCAGGTCATAAACTTTACCTTGGATACCACCGAGTAAAGACTCAGTTATTTCAAAGTGTCCTTTATGAGGGGGTTTAAATGCTCCTGGATATAATGCTATCATGCTAAAAATGCTTGAACTTTTTGATCTATCTCTGCCGGTGTATCACTTACAAGTTGAGAAGTAAAGACTGGGCTGTAAAGTAATTCAGCTATATTCTCTAAAACAGCATCATATCTTTTCTTACTGTCTTCTTTTTGTTTTCTAATAGTTTTTAACTTTTTAGACATTTTATCATCTCCAGGTCCTACTCCATTTTTTCTATACCAGTCTTGAAAATACTTTTTTAATCCTCTATCTTCACTGTAGTTATCTCTATCGTAATCCATATGAGAGGTTGCTTTATCAAACTCTTGTTGTTCTTGATCAGATAGTTCAACAGGGTCTCTAAAAGAAGATACGCCTACATCGTGCTTTTCGTTATATTTTTGTAAAAAGTCTTTTATGCCTTCTACTCCATTTTTTGCAGCTGTGTTAAATCCTTTTATTTCATCTTCATACTCTTTTCTTACATTTACAAATAGAGAAAAGTTTCCTTTGGTCAATTTAATATACTTTTCGATTAAAGAATAAACATTTCTCCAGGTTTGAAATACTGCTGATGCCGGAACGTTTCTATCAGAGTCTCTAAAGAAGTTAGAAATATATGCTTGCATAGGATGAGCATATACCATTACCATATAAACACTATATCCTTTACTAATAATATCTTCTACCTTAGTAGGATTAGATGCTGTAGTGTCCCAAACAAACGTTCGTTTCTGGTTAACGAATTCCTCTGCCTCTTTGTTGGCTGCTGCTGTTCCTGGATTCAATTTGCCGTATGCCGGATGATTGGGATCCTCTATAAATTTGTCTGGGTTGACGAGGGGTAATGAGTCCAGGCTCAATTGGTTGAGTAGGAAAGTTTTCCCTGCTCCTGATCCCCCTGCCATTATAATTAGTTTCGGACGGTCTGATTTTTCTAAAATCAAATCTTTTAAGCTGATCATTGTTATTATTGTTATTATTAAAATCTATTCTCGGTACTATTCTACTTTCTGGGTTTGGATATTTTCTTACATCTAAATTAGATCCTCTTATACCTTTCATAGGCGTAATAGGTCTAAAGTTATATACCGGCGGTTTATACCAGAAGTCGTAAGTTTGAAATCTAGGATAGCTAAAATATGGAGAATGATAATAATTATAATATCCATAAGGAGCACCCCAGTAGTTATATCCCCAATTGAAACTTCTAAATTGAAATGTATCAAAGGTTTTAAAATTTTGTTTTTGAAAATCTCTATACGGTACTGCTAAAGTATCTCCTGTAGAAGTAATAGTTAAAATCTTATCTATCTTAACATATCCTTTTTCGGCATACTTAAACGAGCCGCAGCTAGTAAGTAACCCGAAAGAAAAAATTAAAAGTATCCAAATATGTTTCATAATTTTAAAGTTGTTGGGTAACTATTATAAATAGGTTCCGTAACTGGGTTTTCTAATTTATAAAGTTCGTATATCATTTTAAATAATTCAAAATTCTTATCTATATCATCTACTTTAATTACCTTCCATCCTTTACCTTGTATGTTTCCTTTAACTTTTGAAGGGCCTCTAGTAGAAGCTTTTAGCCAGATAATTCCAGTTCTATCTATCTTTTGACCATTTTCTTGTAATGCTTTTGCATATGAAGCAAGCTGTAAGTCATATGATTTATGAATACTGTTAGATGTTTTTAAATCTAATAACCATATTTCATCATTCATTTTAACTACTAAGTCAGCAGTTCCGGCATACTTATGTTCATCTGAAAATACAAACTCTTCGGTAGATATAAGTTCAGGTTTATGAGTCGACCAGAAGTCATAAAACTTCAGTATCATTTCCCAAACGATTTGAGAATATCTAGCATTTCCATAATCATCCATCCAAGAAACCTCTTCTCCTTTCACTAACGCTTCTGCGGCTTCATGAACTTGTGTTCCTTCTTTACCTGCTCTTCTCATAATAAGATCGGCGTTATGCCCAACGTCTTTGAGCCAAGACTCAAAAAACTTGTTCTTGGGCATATACTGGAGTATCGTAGTTACGGACGGGTAAAATACTCCTTCGCCTCTCTTGTAAACTCTCCTATCGAGAAAATTAATTTGTTTTAACTCTGGGTTAAAATCCAATCTGTTCTTTTCATTCTGCTTGAGAATGTTCATACCTTGTTTTATCATAGGTCTAATTTATGCATCATAAGATTAGATAAATCTAATTCTTGAGCATTTTGAATATGTTTGGTAAAAGCAAAGAATCCCATCTCTGAAGGGTCTTTTTGCTGCATATCAACAAGATATACTTTTTTACCTTGGTTAAGTAATTGTTCTGATATTTGTAATGCTCTGTCTCTAGCATCAGAATCTAGAGCTATATACACATCAGTAAGAGGACTAGTTAATATTTTTTTATATAGTGCTTTAGCCATATTTTTACCAAGTAGTGGTATAGCATTTCTTTTTATAGCTATTGCATCGAAAGCTCCTTCACATAAAACTATAGGAGCGTTCCAGTTAATAAGATTTTCGAAAAAGATTATGTCTTTTGAAGTTTCAGGATTCTTGTACTTAAAGTAGTTACCATCGTAAGCTCTTGCAATAAAAAAGTTGAGGTGATTGGATTCTGAATAACTTGGAATAATAATTCGTCCTCCATATTCGCCAGATGTGCAGTACCCAATTTGGTATTTAATAAAATCATTGTCGCGAAGTCCTCTCTCATATA